TCAACAACAGTAGTGGCTGAAGAAAAATAACTATACCCAGCATCTCCTTGGGCAACTACTATATAATCAGTAGTATCCATACGAACAGTAATAGAATCTGTAGGGGTACTAAAGAAGCTATAAGGATTTCCACCACTAGTAACCCTGACCCACCTGTCATCACCTTTTGTGTAATAATAAGGTCTTGTATCCCAACTGGCATACAAGTCCTCACCTAAGTCTAAAAAAAAATTAACTATTCCTTCAACAGAGTTACCTTCAGAATCTGTAGTAACATCACTAACTTGAGCTGTAATTGTAGATAGAGAAGGTAATACCAAGTGATGTCTATGCCTCAAGTTGCAAGTAGAATACCATGCTCTATCAACGTCAGCAGGTCCTTGCATCCTCTCTACACCAATGCCACCTCGCCAATCAGACCATGCAACAACAGAAGATCGTAAATTAGAATCCTTGGTAGTATCTCCTATAACAACCTTAGAAGGATATATAGAAGCTAATGTACTTTGTACTGGTCTTGCTAATGGATAATATGTTCCACCTAGATATATCTCATTCTTTGTTACTACCTTATTTGCCATTATTCAACTACTCTCCCTGTGATTAATAAAGGAAAGGCTCTCTTAGATTGTTCTGCCAACCCAAACCAGAAAGCAGATTGCTGTCTTAATGTGTCTGGATCAGTACCAGCTCCACCAGACGCAGAGGAAAATGCTAAAGCTGTAGCTCTAGCTATAATATATGAATCATCTATTTCACTAGCACCAGTTTCTGTTGAGAGTAATGCAGGTTTATCTCCACCAACTATCTTTAGTAAAGCATAACCAGATTCAAGTCTGCCAGAATCAGTCAATACTAGATCTCTAGCTTCTCTGTCAACTCTCCATAGGTGCTTTGGGAATATCTCCCATACAGCAGTATCGCTTTGTACTACCTTCAAGTCATCAAGCCATACTGTACATGCACCTAAATCTGAATCCATTTCTAAGCCTATAGATATAATTGCAGTATCTAGTTCTGGATTACCTAATTTAATTCTAAAGAAAGTCCATGTGTCATCTGTTAAAGCAGGTATATCTAATGTTTCTAATGGACTAGCACAACTAGCTGAATCATCTAGTAATATCTTTAAGTTGCCAGCAGATATAGCAGTTTCGCTACTTCTAGTTATCTTTGCCCAACCTTCTAAATAATCATACTTACTTATATCTTTACTAGCTATAGAATCTGTAGCTATATCTCCAGCAGATGCACCAACAGCTATAACGAACTTATTAGATCCAGTTCCTTTTTTCTTATCTTGAGTATCTACACTAACAGTAAAGTCTGAATCTACTGTTTCGTCAAATGCTGAGTTGCAACTATGTAACTCTGTAAAAGATACTGAACTTCTATAATATAATCTGTTGATAATAGATATATTAGAAGGTACAGAATATCTCATACTTGATCCATCAGCATGTAATGCAACACTCTCTATTGGATCGTATGCCTGACCAGTAACATCTATAATTGCCTGATTAATAAAATCATGTATTCTTGTAGGTGTATAAGGCTCACTCCATAATTCATATTCATCACCACTAGCTACTGTGAAACTGGCATTTTGTTGAAACTGAATAGTATTATTACTAGCTGTATAATCATTAACATATTGTGTAGTTTGGGAACTGTCAGTAGCATCAGTAACTAAGGCTAGTTTACCAATATACTCATCATCTCCACCTCTAAAAGTATTAACATCTATCAATGTGTTATTAGTACCGCCTGTAGCTGTCCCTACTTTCAAAGCCCCTAGGTTATATCCTATAGATTGCCTAAGTTGCTTTCTTGTCCTTGCTTGTACTGGCATTATTAATCTCCTGCAATTCTATTACAGTTCTTTTTAAAGCTGATACTTGTAATTTGAGATTAGTGTTTGTAGCTATCTCTACTCTAAGTAATTCAGCATAATCATCTTGTGTAATATTAATTTCAGTATTATTTACAACCATTATGTACCTCTATAATATATTCTGTTATTCGTACTCTCTTTTCGTTTAGCGTTATACACCCTAAACTCTTCTATTTGTTTGCCTATTTCTTTTCTCTGATCTTCTGTGGGCTTCTTTTTATCATTAAAGCCCTTACATTCCAGCAAGAAGTTCTCCAAAGCCTGGGCTGCCATATCCTCCACATGATCCCTAGACACTTCAGGGTCAGCAGGTATCTTAACCATTTGCCGTCTATCTGTCACAGGATCATGGAACTGAAACGTATGAATAACTATGGACGCAGCAGTCTCGCCATTATGACCAACGAGTTCTTCGCCAACATAAGTAGAGCCTTGAGGCGTCCATAGTTCAACCATTCTTAACTCCTAGAATAAGTTCATTAGCATTACTGTATGGAACTCATTGTCCACACCAGCTTTACCATGTAACCTACCTAAAGCAGGTGTAGTGTCAGCACCAACAGCAAGAAGCTGTCCAGCGTGATTGGAGCTTGCTCCAACCAATGTACCAACAGCAGGTGTTCCATCAATTTTAACAGAAGCTAACCCTGCCACCTGAACCCAACCATAATAGTCAGCTTCAAGATCAGCACAAGTTACTCCAACAAACCTTCCTGCAACAGCAGCAGGTGCAACCACTATATCCTTGTAAGGACTCTTGATAAGACCTACAGTATCAGTACCTGCTGTAATAGCAGTCTGGAATCCATCTGGCTCATCAATAGTAATTGTTCCTGTTCCTGAAGAAGCTATAGCAGGATGACCTTTAATTTTGTACATCTCGTGAGGAGTTGTACTAGCTAAGTTAGAGAATATGTATCCTTCTGCATACAAATCTTTAGCTGCAGCAGTACCACCAAGAGTAACACCAATAGTAAAACCACCAGCAGAGCCAGTTGTTGCTACTACTAAGTCCTCGTCATGGTTACCTGCTGGAGCCTCGCTTGCCACTACCAAGCCTTCTCCAATAGCAGTGCCACCATTCTCTACATAACGAAATACTCTTCCGTCAGGTAAAGCCATAGTTGCTCCATAAACTTGTCTTTTCTTTGAATGAGTCTGTTTTTCAAACCCATATCGTCCACTTTGAATTGCTCCAAAAGACATAATAAACCTCCTTTAAAGGTTATTTAATTTACTGGTTTCTTATATACCCAGCGACCTCCGTTAGTTAGTTAAGAGTTCTGGAAGCCACGGAAATCGTTACAACTTCCAGAACCCTATTAATCTACTATACTCCGTGTACTTTGCGTGCATGTGATTTCATCTTAGGGGCTAAAGCAAATGCCGTCTTAGCCTCACCGACGAAGTTACACAAGTTACAAGCCTCAGTTGCCATTTCTGACTTCTCAGACAATTCCTTGAAAGAATTAGCACACCATCTACACTGACACTCAGGTCCAGGTTTCCATGTAAACAAACCTATCTTAGCTTTCTTTTGTACATAGTCTGGATTACCAGGTACATTATCCATGTAACTACCCACTTCATCCATGACCTCACCTTCTACATTATATGAAGCCTTATGCCTATACAATCTAGTTTTAGGAGCCCATTCATCTATATACTTCAAAGAATAGCCCAAACCTGCTAATTCTTGCTTTAACCTGTTTCTTTCAGTTATGTTTGTTGCCATGTTCTACCTCTGCCTAAGTTTAGTTATTTGTTGCCAAAGCTGTTACATCAAAAGTAACTCCAGCACCTCTAGTGTCATCTAACTCGAATACACCATAATCTGCTGTCATTACTACTTCAGTTGCCCGAAGGGATGCGTCTCTTTGACGTTCAGTCCTAGTATCTACACTTGTTAAAGTTGCTAATGCTGACTTGTCAGCTATTACACCAATACCGTCACCGTCACTATCTTCTGTTATGTTTCCATCTTCAAAGATAGGTACATTGTTCATTGGTCGCAATCCACTCCAGAAATTCTTGAGCAAATCTTCTGACCAACCATCAGGTATAGCTGCTGGACTAGAAGCAACTGTAGCAGCTTCTTTAGAAAGGTAAGCTACTGCATTTGGATGGTGCAATATATACAACTGCGATCCAAACTTGTTAGCTTTAGCATAAGAAATAATTCCCTGTACGTTAGAAGCCTTCATGAACTTAGTAGCAGCACCTAATTTAGTACCACCATTTAAGTTTGTGTATAAAGCAAGAACGTCAGTATCTTTCTTTCGAGCCATACCGTCTCCAAGCTGTCTACCAATAATGGAGAAAACATTTGGTGCTGATTGTCGTACTAACTTATCAGTTAATATCACTTTAGCACCAACTTCTGCTGATGTTAAGTCAACAGTAGTCATTCCAATATCTTCTTCATCAATGATGTCTACTCCATCTTGTAAGTCAGACATTGACATCTGACCAACTTTAGGAACTGTCACCTGCTTTGCACCTTTAGGAAGAGTAAACTTCTCTGTAAGTGCCATAGCGGGTGCATTGTGCTCCTCAGTATATCGAGCAGCACTGATTATTATTTTCTGGGCATTTTCTAAATTACCCGTTGTGGCTGTCTGAGCCATAATTTACCTCGCTTGTTTTAAGTTATATTTATATCAACCTAAACCAGCAGCCCTTCGTGCTGCCGCAGATGCTTGAGGAGAACGATCACCTTGATTGTACTTTTCAAGCCACCTATCCTCATCGTTAGAAGCAGCAGGTGTACTTTGACTGTCATCAAAATCCTGCGAAGGAACTAGCTGTGCCCTCAGCCTAGCTATTTCTGCATCTTTGTCTCTATCAGACTTCATACGCTTCGCAGCAGCTTCCATTGATTGGGGAGAGTTATAATTCTGTAATTCTGATACGTCTTCTAATGTGAGACCGTATTGTTTAGCATAATGTAATGAAGCATTGGCTCGCCCCTGAACTGTATCTGCATACCTCTGAGCCTCCGATGCTATCTGAGACTGCTGGTTATACTGATCCACAGCAGCATCAGCTATTTGTGAAGCCTGCTCAGGAAGATAACCTTGTGCCTCTAATTGCTTTGCATAAGCATCTCTTTCCTGCATCAACTGACTTTGTTGTTGCTGTGCTCTATACGCAGCGTTTTGTCTCTCTATCTCCAACATGCGAGCCTCTAAGCCATCGCCCGAAGCAGCAGGTGGAGGTGGTGGAGTTTCTTCTTCATCCACAACGGGAGTTTCTTTTGTTCCTTCAGCATCAGCAGCAGGACTCTCCTCTGTCACCGTTGGAGTTTCCGTGCTAGTACTTTCTGTCGAAGGTTCAACCGTTCCCTCTGGCGGAGTGTCGACTCCTGTAAATTCTTCTGTAACATCAGTTGTAGTATTACCTACATCCTGTACATCATTTTGTGGTTGTTCTGCCTTATTTACCATTATTTACCTCAACTTTATTGTTAAATGATTTATATTATATAGCATGTTTTCACTGTAGATAAAGTTTGTTGTGATATTGTTTGCCAGCATTAGTTACAGGACTACGATAATAATTGCCCCCGTACCAATAAATGAGAGCAGCCTCTAATACAGGCATACCACCATTTCTCCGTGCGTCTTCTATTATTATCTGCTTTCGTAGGGCAGTGCGACGTTTAACTAATTCTTTGATTACAGTATTAGTATTTCTCATCTCCTGCTTACGCACAGTGTCTGCATTAAGATATTGATCCCAAGTTTCTTGCAACCCAGGTTTGTTAGCAGTCACGTTAGGAGGAAACAACTCAGTTACATCCCTGCCTGCGTTCCAGTAAGGGGATATAACCCTAATAGCCTTATT